AGATCTAAAGTAGGAACTAATACTTATAAAGATTACGCATATCCATACATGCATTTCCAAGAACACACATCAGAAAGTTATGATAATGTAGCATTATCTGCAGATGGTATGGAAGTTCGTGCTGCTGATATAAATACATTTACAAGTTCTTTTACTGAAGGATATGATCATGCAAAAACACCATGGATTCAATCTCAATTAATAAATTCTTCTTCAATGAATTTATTTAAATTCCATACATTAGCAGATGGAGATGATACAAATACAAGTTACAAAATATCAATAACTAACTTAAAAGAACCAGCTAATATAGATGGTGTTGAACAATATTCTCAATTTACTGTACAAGTTAGAAAATTTGGAGATACAGATAGAACACCTACAGTATTAGAACAATTTAATAATTTAACACTTGACCCTAATAATGTAAATTATATTGCAAGAGTAATAGGAGATAGATATCATCAATGGGATAATACACAAGGTAAAATATTAAGATATGGAGATTATCCAAACAAATCAAATTATGTTAGAGTTGAAGTAGATCCACAAGTAGATGGAGGATCTTATTCACCAAAACTATCTCCAAAAGGATTCTCAGCAATGGATGATACTTATTATGTATCTGGTTATAATCTCCCTTCAGCTTCATATAATGGAGAACAAACACTTAATGGTGCATATAATACAAAAGCTTATTTAGGATGGGATTTTGATAGACAAGATAATGCTAACTTCTGTATGCCTGTTCCAGAAACAACAACAGCTAACGTAGCAGGTAATTTTAATGTTGAAAATTATTCAGGACATGCAAATTCAGGATTATGGGCAGGTTCATTAAGTGCTTCAATAGACACAACAGGAGTTAATGGTCCTAAAAATACACAATTAAAATTCTCAGTACCTTTCCAAGGTGGTTTAGATGGTATGCCTCCGTATAGAGTTTTACAAACAGGAGAATATATTACAAACGATAATGTATTTGGATTAGATTGTTCAACAGTAGGAGGAAAAGGATATACTGCTTATAAAAAAGCATTAGACATATTAGCAAATCAAGATCAATATGATATTAATATGTTAGTATTACCAGGAATTTTAAAAAGACTACATGCCTCAGTAACAACAGCAGCTACAACAATGGCTGAAGACAGAGCAGATACATTCTATGTTATGGATTTAGTTTCTGTAGATGATTCTGTAAATACAGCAGTAGGTGAAGCAGATGGATTAGATAGTAACTATACTGCAACTTATTTCCCATGGGTTAGTGTATTAGACCCAAGTATGAATAAACCAATATATGTTCCACCTTCAGTAGTAGTACCAGGAGCTATAGCAGCTTCAGATTCAATTTCTGCAGAATGGTTCGCACCAGCAGGTTTAAATAGAGGTGTATTAGGAAATGTAATTGAAGCTAAAATGACTTTAAACCAAGCTGATAGAGATGCTTTATATGATGGAAAAGTAAATCCAATAGCAACTTTCCCAAGAACAGGAGTTTGTATTTGGGGTCAGAAAACACTTCAAACAAAATCAACAGCACTTGATAGAATTAATGTTAGAAGATTATTAATTGCAGTTAAGAAATTTATAGCAAGTTCTTCTAAATACTTAGTATTTGAACAAAACACAATTCAAACAAGAAATAGATTCTTAAATATTGTTAATCCATATTTAGAATCAGTACAACAAAGACAAGGATTATATGCGTTTAGAGTAGTAATGGATGAAAGTAATAATACACCAGATGTAATCGATAGAAATCAATTAGTAGGTGCAATTTATTTACAACCAACTAGAACAGCTGAATTTATAGTACTTGACTTTAATGTTCTTCCAACAGGAGCAACATTTGATGTATAAAAACTTAAAAGGCGTATATTTATAACGGAATTAAAATAAAATAAAAAGATGGCAATATTAAATACAAACGAAATGATGTTCACAGCATTCGAACCTAAACTACAGAATAGGTTTGTAATGTATATAGATGGAATTCCAGCATTCCTAGTTAAAAAAGTAGGACGACCAAATGTATCATTTGGAGATGTAAATCTTGAACATATCAATGTAAAAAGAAGATTAAAAGGAAAAGCTGATTGGCAAGACATTACAGCTGAACTTTACGACCCAGTAACACCATCAGGTGCACAAGCAGTAATGGAATGGGTTAGATTATCTCACGAATCTGTTACAGGTAGAGATGGTTATTCTGATTTCTATAAAAAAGACATTAGATTTAACGCATTAGGTCCTGTGGGGGATGTAGTTGAAGAATGGATTTGTAAAGGAGCTTATTGTAAACAAGCAAACTTCGGTGATTTTGATTGGAGTGTTGATACACCAGCAAATATTACAATTACTATTAGAATGGATTACGCCATCTTAAATTACTAATAGATTTTAAAAATAATTAAAGATTAGCGCTATTTTTTAGCGCTTTCTTTTTTTTACATATATGTATATCTGTAATATAAATAGTTATTAAATAAAAACGTTATGGAAGAAAAATTTCAATTTCCGACTGAAGAAGTCACATTACCATCAAAAGGTTTACTTTACCCAGAAAATTCCCCACTAAGAAAAGGAATTATCGAAATGAAGTATATGACGGCTAGAGAAGAAGATATCTTAACTAACCAAAATTATATAAAAAATGGCACAGTAATTGATAGATTACTAAAATCACTTATTACAACAGACATAGATTATAATGATTTATTAGTAGGTGATAAAAATGCTATAATGGTAGCTGCTCGTATTTTAGGATATGGTAGTGAGTATTCTTTTAAAAGAACAAATCCTGAAACAGGTGAAGATGAAGAAGTAACAGTAGATCTAACTGAAGCTTCAGATAAACCACTTAATGAAGCTATAATCACAGAAGGTAAAAATGAATTTACTTTTACTTTACCTACAGCTAAAAAAGAACTTACCTTTAAACTTTTAACTCATGGAGATGAGAAAAAAATAGAACAAGAATTAAAAGGATTAAAAAAATTACATAAAGGTAATGTACCTGAATTAACTACACGTCTAAAACATATAATAACATCTGTAAATGGAGATAGAGATCCAAAAAATATTCGTAATTTTGTAGATCATTTATTTCTTGCTAAAGATGCTAGAGCATTACGTGAATACTCTACTAATCTTATGCCAGATATTGATTTAAAATATGATTTAGAATTTGAAGATGGAGCGATCGCGGAGAGCGTGACAATTCCCATTGGAGTCCAGTTTTTTTGGCCTGACGTTAAATTATAGAAAATCTATATGGATAGAAATCCATGATTTAGTATATCATGGTAATGGTGGGTTTATACATTCAGAAGTATATGACATGCCAATTTGGTTGAGAAAATTCCACATTTCACAGATTAATAAGTTTCATAAAAAACAAGATGAAGAAATGAAAAAAGCTCAAGGTCAATCTGATATGGGTGATGGGAAAATAAAAAGACCAAATATAAATCCTTCGTCAGTATATAATTTTAATAAATAATAAGGTGTCGCAAGACACCTTCTTTTTTTTATATTTATAACGGAATAACTATATATTATGGCTATAGATCCAGACAAACAAAACGAACAAAATTTAAGACAAGAAGAATTCAACGCAAGAGCAGCTGAAATCATGGCAATGAAAATTTCAGATGCTGAAAAACTTAGATTAATCGAAGAAGCTAGATTAGAAATCTTAGCAGAACAACTAACAGTTAGTCAAAGTATAACTGAGTCTATTAAAGAATTATTTGGACTTAAGTCAAAAATATCTGAATCTGAAAAATATACTTTAGATTTAGCTAAACAAGTTCAAAATTTAGTAAAAGGCCAATCATCAGAATCAAAATCAGTAGAAGAATCCCAAAAGAAACAAAATAAAGCTCAAGACGTATTAAATAAATTAAGAACACAATCTATAACAGTTGAAGGAGATCTTGGAAAACAACAATTAACTAATGTAAAATACGCTCATACTAGAGGTAAACATTTAGTAGAAGATAAAGCTCGTTTATCTGCAAATTTAAAATTATTAGCTCAAGGAGCTACACATGATAGAGATGGAAATTTAATGAGTAAAGAACGTCTTCAAGCAGAAGCTAAAGCTATTGCAATAGAAGATAAAAAATTAAATACTCGTATAAATAATATGAATGCTACTCAAAAAGAAGCATTATATCTTAGACAACAATCAGACATAGCTAGTGAAGTTCTTCAAAATGAAGAAAAACGAGAAGAAGCTATAAAAAGAGTAAATAATGCTATGGGTCTTACGGGTAATGCTCTAGGAATAATTAATAAACTAACTGGGAACGCTTTAGGACCTACTAAAGACATAGAAAAACAAACTAAAAAAGAATTAGAACAATTAGATAAAAAAGGAGAATTACTAGATGGGTTTCCGGGTAAAATGCAAGGATTTGCTATAACTCTGAAAAACGCAGGAAAAGCTCTTGTAGATAATCTAATAGACCCAATGGTTATTTTTATGCAAATCTTAGAAGGTAGTAAAGCAATAGCTAATCTTCAACAAGATTTAGGTTTAGCTTATGGTGAAGCCATGAATTTAGAAATTTCATTAAGAGAAGTAGCAGCTTATTCTGATGATATTTATATGACTAATACTAAAATAAAAGCATCTTACGCAGCTTTAAGATCTGAATTAGGATTTACAGTAGACCATACAGGAGAAATTCTTGAAACTATGACAAACTTAACTGGTAGGTTTGGAATGGCTAATAAAGAAGCAGCAAGAATGACAGGATTGCTTAGATTACAAGGAAAAGATACAGAAAAAATATCAATGGATATTCAAAATTCTCTCCATCAAACTATTCAAATGGGAGATGTAGCTTTTACTGTTAAAGATGTATTTAATGATATAGGAAAAGCATCATCAGCAGTACAAATATCTTTAGGAGGAAGTGTTGAAGAAATAGGAAAAGCAGTT